AACCGTTACACCAACATGTCCTACTTCCTTCGCATGAACGCCACTAACCCTTGTGGTGAGATTCCGTTGGACTCGTACGCTAATTGCTGCTTGGGTCACATTAATCTTTCTAACATGGTGAACGAGGATAGTAGTGATTTGGATTGGAACCGACTTGCTAGAACTATTCGTACTGGCATTAGATTCCTCGACAACACGCTGACTGCAAACCATTACCCGATTGAGGAGTGCAAGATTGCGGGTGATCGTTCGCGTCGTATTGGTCTTGGCACGATGGGTCTGCACCACATGCTCATCAAGCTTGGCATCAAGTATGGCACGGACAAGTGCATTGAGTTTATTGATCGACTCTACACCACGATTCGCAACGAGGCTTACCTTGCTTCGGTTTACATTGCTCGTGAACGTGGCTCGTTCCCTGAGTTCAACGCTCGCAAATATCTGAACGAAGAATTTGCTAAGACTCTTCCTGCTCGCATTCGAATGCTTATTAAGGAGCATGGTATTCGTAACGCTGTGATGCTTACGGCTGCTCCTACGGGCACGATCTCGATGGTGCATGGTGCTTCGACTGGCATTGAGCCGATCTTTGCTCCGATGTATAACCGTCGTTACCGTGAGGGTAACACTTGGAAGTCCACTCTTGTTCTTGATCCGCTGTTCAAGGAAGAGTTGATGAAGGGCAGTAATGGTCGGCATATTGTAGGGTCTTATGATATCACTCCTGAGCAACACATGGCTGTTCAAGCTTGTATTCAAAAGTATGTTGATAACGCTATCAGCAAGACTATCAACCTGCCTAACGATGCAAGCCATGAGGTGGTGTCCAAGATGGCTCTCAAGTATGCTCCTTACCTTAAGGGCATGACAGTCTATCGTGCAGGCTCGAAGGGTATGGAGCCGTTAGAAGCCTTGTCTCCGACAGATGAGAACATTGCTAAGGCTATGGAGCTTATTGCCTCTGAACAAGTTGAAACAGAGATGGCAGTTGAAGCCTGCAAGATTGGCGGGGAGTGTGGGGCCTAATGCCTTACTACAATTATTACTGCACGGAATGTGACACAGAAGAACTGCGTCACATTCCTTTAGTGGACGATGTTTTCACTGAGCAAGTTTTAGTTAGTAGCCTGAGTCAGGAGGAGATTGATGCTCTTCCTGACTGGGATGATCCTAGAGATTATGAAGTTTATGAGGAAGTTAAGTATGGCGACATGCCTCCGAATAGTGTAAAGTGCAATAACTGCGGAGATGTAGCTGACCGATTAGTTGACGGTGCTCCGACTATCAAGCACGGTAGAAACTCTTATCATGCAATGAAAGAGCGAATGAGATACCATCACTACGGCATGGATAAAAAACAAGGTGATAAGTTTCTGGAGGAGTCTATCGCTGCTACTAAAAAACGTAGAGAGGATAGCCACAAGCATTACGCCAAAATTGTACCTAACTATGAGCAGTTAGCTAAAGAAGGTATCGTTAGGAAGTTAAATGATAAAGAAGTCGCAGAAAAAAGAGAAGGTATAAAAAATGTAAATCGAGCCCTAACCAAAGAAAGCACTATTGGTCGAGGTGCTAAGAACAAGAAATCCTGAATCCTGTAAACTCAGAACCTATCATACAGAATGCCCTACCACATCTCAGACAACACCAAGCGTGGTTGTTTGTATCTTCTCAAGAAGGACGTTGAGTTCTTCTCGGAGATTGTTCCTCTTCTGAAGCCTGAGTACTTCGACTTTCCTGCATACAAGAATGTATTCTTGGGTGTTCGGAATTACTATGACAAGTATCAGAAGCTTCCTTCAGACTCTGTTCTTCCCGACTACATTAATGCCACAGTTTCTGGGGCCTCTGATCTTGGTGTGGACTACGATAATACTATCGCTGAGATTAATACGATTGATAAGTCGTGTCTTGGTGATCGTGAGTTCTTGCTCGACACTGTTGAAATCTTTGCTCGCAATAAGTCCATGGAGCAAGCGGTCAGGAAGGCTATTGTTATCCTGAATGAGGAGGGTGATATTGCTGAGGTTGAAGAGCTTGTTAAAGATGCTTTGCTTGTAAACCGTAATGTGGATGTCGGTCAAGAATACTTCGAAGATGTTCATGCTAGACTTTGTCGCTCTTACGAAGAAAGCAATCAGACAAAGATTGGAACTGTCTTCAAGACTCACGACAGGAATCTGGAAGGCGGTCTTGCACCTAAAGAGCTTGCCATTGTTGTTGCTCCTCCTGGTGTTGGCAAATCTCTGTACCTTGTAAATCAAGGGGCTCATGCAATTTACGAAGGAAAGAACGTTCTTTACGTTTCTTTGGAGATGAGCCAGGATAAGATTGCAGGGCGATTCGACTCTGTTCTTACTGAGATCCGTAACGCAGACTTGAAGAAGCCTCAGGCTCAGATCAAGCTCAAGGGGCGACTGCAAGAAGTTAAGCAGAAGACCAATGGTAGACTGATCATCAAGGAGTTCCCAACAGGTGCATCGAACGTTAATCAACTTCGCTCACTTCTTGTGCAGCTAAAGCTTCACAGAAACTTTGTACCCGACCTGATCATTGTGGATTACTTGGAGCTTTTGAGACCAAATCGTATCATCGACTCTGAGTATCAAGCACAGCAGCGTATCGCTGAGGAGCTTCGAGGTTTAGGGGTTGAGCAGAACTGTCTGGTTTGGACGGCTTCTCAGACTAACCGTCAGGCTCGTAGGGTGAACATTATCACGGATGCTGAGTTGGGTGATTCTTATGGTAAGATCCGACCTGCCGACTGGGTTATTTCACTCAATCAGAATCAAGAGGAGTACGATGAGGGCGCTATGCGCGTTTTCGTTATCAAGGCTCGTGACTCGAAGCAGCACTATCTAATCAATGTTGCGGTGGATTACTCAACGCTACAGATGAAGGAGCCTTCTCATGAAGAACAACAAGCCGAGTGACTTCCCCTTTATCAAGGATAAGAAGCACATCTACAATAAACTTATTGATAAGGAGATCGGTGAGGTAAATTTAGGGTGGGCTACTTTCACCTTTGAGCTTCACTCTGACCTTCAGCAAGACGAACAAAAGGTAGATGGCTGCTGTCTTTGGGATGAGCGTAAGATTAAATTAGAAATGGCTCTTGATGATATTGATGCACGAGAGACTATAATTCATGAGATCTATCACTGTATGCTCGAAGGAGCAGGTTTAGACGAAAAGAACTTTGATTCTCAAAGGATGTTCTTGACGAACGAACAACTGGTGGTAGCATTATCCAAGCAGACGATGACTTTGCATCACCTTAACCCTAAACTATTCGCAACGATCTATGCCTAGTTACATTACCGTAAACCAGAACCTGGGTGTTCCTCTTCTCAACCTTGAAATCTACGACGAGATCTGTGTCCACATCGGTCGTATGGCTAATGATCCTTCTCAGGTTGCTAACCAGATGTGTGAAATTCCGACCGTGTATGCCTATTATTACGGTATCATGATTCGTATTAAGCGCCTGCTCGATGATGCCGAAGAGAACTTTGAAGAGTTCAAAGCTACTGCTCGCACTGAGAAGCGGGCCGAAGGTGCCAAGCTCACCGCTGTTGCTGGTGAGGATTACGTGAACTCCCTGGAGGAGTCTCAAAACTTTACTTCTGAAATTCGTCATCTCCGCGAGGCTTACGGGTATGCCAAGGGCATCTGTAACACTCTGGATATGAAGAAAGACATGCTTGTCCAGCTTTCCGCTAACAGTCGGCAGGAATCCAAGCTTTACCAATAACTTGTTAGCACTCGATAGCAAACCAACAGCCTAAAGGAGAAATACAATGGCAAAAACACTAGCAGAACTTCGTGAGATGCATAAGAAGATTAT